AGCAAACAAAATAAACAAATATAATGTTGCCATAGGATTGCCAGTTCCAAAGTACATCACAGCCAACGATGTCGACATGACTGCCATCATAATATACTTTGCTTTTTGTGGATATACTTTATATGTTTGCCATTCTGTAATGAATGGGCCAAATGTTTTGTGGTTCATAATCCAGTTGTGGAACTTTTCGCTCGACTTAGCAAAGCAGAATGCTGCGCCAAGGATCGGAGTACTCCACGGAATACCTGGTAGAATTACGCCTAGATATGCAATACCTAAACATAGCATTCCACATACGAACCAGAATGCTTTTTTCAATTTAGTCATTTTACTCTCTTTCTTCCATAATGTTTTGCCGAAAAATGCGGCTTCAAGTTGATTCATTTATGTAATACCTTTTTTAAAGCTGTCACTAGTTCTACCATCATAACATCAGTATGATATGGAGTAGGAGCTATACGCAATCTTTCTGTACCAACTTCAACTGTCGGACTATTTATAGGTTGTATATAAATTCCAAACTCATTCAATAGACGGTCACTCGCAGTTTTACATCTAAATGCATCATTTACCATCACTGGTACAATATGGGTGCAAGCATTTTGATGAACTGGAATCTCAGCAGCTCCTAACATATATTTTAATTGTTCCGCCTTTTTCTGGTGCTGTTTTCTTAATCCGGTAGCGTCACGGAGATATTTGATGGCGGCGATTGCTCCTGCGCAGAGGACGGGCGAGATACTTGTTGTAAAGATGAACCCAGAAGCCACGGACCGAATAGCGTCAATAACAGCACTATTGCCAGCAATATAACCACCTTGAACCCCAAAGGCTTTTCCCAATGTTCCATTGATTATATCAATCCTATGTTGTACGCCTAACCATTCGCAGTATCCTGCTCCCGTATCGCCATACATTCCTACTGCGTGTACCTCATCTATATAGGTGATTGCGCCATACTTGTCTGCAAGGTCGCAAATATCTTCAATTGGTGCTACGTCTCCATCCATACTATAAACTGATTCAAAAACAATAACAGGTGTCTGATTAGACATTGTTGCGGTTTGCAAAGCTAACTCAAGTTCATCCATATCATTGTGTGGAAAGATAATCTTGTCAGCTCTGCTGTGTTTCACTCCCATAATAATAGAAGCATGATTTTTATTATCAGAGATAAAACAAATGTTTGGAATTATTCTACTCAGAGCAACAAGGGCCCATTCGTTGGCTACATATGCCGAAGAAAACAAGAGAGCTGCTTCTTTATTATGTAATGTTGCAAGCTCTCTTTCAAGTGTAACATGATACTGAGATGTACCACCAATGTTACGAGTGCCACCAGAACCAGCGCCGGTTTGATCTAATGCTGTATGCATTGCACTAATGACGTATTCATTTTGGCCCATGCCAAGATAGTCATTAGAACACCAGTTCACAATGTTTTTAGGGGCATATTTCCCATACCAAATGGCTTTTGGAAACTGCCCCCTTTCTCTTATAATATCGTTAAATACACGATAGCGACCATCTTCTTTGAAGTCACCAATAGTCTGCTCAAAATAATGTAGTAGGTCGCGGTCCATTACAAATACTCTTAATTGTTTTTAAGTATTTATAATGAATATCCAGTTCCTGTATATCCAGTATCCTCGATATATTTCACCATTTGTTCATAGCCACCAATCTTTTGACCGTTGATAACAATTTGCGGAAATGTACGAGCTTCTGGAAACTCTGCAATGACATCTTCTCGTTCAAAGTCTACACCGAGTTGGCGATATTCATATTTGATGTTATGCGTATCTAGTGTACGTTTTGCTTTTTCGCAGCTAGGGCATGCTGCCTTTCCCCATATGTAAATCATAAGCTGAATCCTTTGAATGTGTCTGTTGATACGTCCTGTTTAGTTCCACCTTGTACATAACTAGTAATTTCAGTTTCTTGAGGTGCAACCTGTACCTCTGCTCCTGAAATCCATTTTTGAGTCCACGGCAACGGATTTTGAGGCTTACCATATGGAGACTCTAGTTTTACGTTTGTCATTCGCTTTGACGCGATAAATTCAATATATTGACTTAGAAGTTCCGTATTCAAACCAATCATTGAGCCATCTTTGAACAAATACTCTGCCCAAGCTTTCTCTTGATCTACGGCGTCTACAAACATTTGAATACATTCTTGTTCTGTTTCTGCAGCAATCTTCTCAAAGTCTGGATCTTCCTTACGAAGTAGTTTCAACATCATTTGAGTAGATGCAAGGTGTAGATTCTCATCGCGAGCAATTAGTTTGATAATTTTCGCGTTTCCTTCCATCTTCTTAAGTTCCGCAAAAGCCCAAGAGCAAGCAAAAGAGACATAGAATCGTACTCCCTCTAGTATGTTAACACTCATAAGAGTTAGCCAAAGCTTTTTCTTAAGTTCATACAAATCAACCTTAACTTCAGTACCTTCTTTCATACCCTTTTGATTCAATTCAAAGGTACCTTCACCAAGAAGATTATACCACCCCGCCATCTGAATGAGATCGTCGTAGTGTTTAGAAATATCGTCAGCACAATCGATAATTTCTTGAATGTCTAGCATCTCATCAAAGATTTTAGATGGGTTAGAATATACATTGCGAATAATATGAGTGTATGAACGGCTATGAATTGTTTCAGAGAATGTCCAAGTAATGATCCAGTTCTCAAGCTCAGGCAATGAAACAATACTACCAAAGCTTTCAGCCGGAGCACGGCCTTGTACAGAATCGAGCAAAATTTGACGCTTCAAGTTTGAAGTAAAGATGTGTTGCTCGTGTGATGTAAGTGCTTTAAAATCCTTAGCATCCTGATAGATGTCTACTTCTTCAGGGCGCCAAAAGAATCCTAGTTGTTTGTCAGTCAACTGATCAAACTGTTTGTACTTCAAAGTGTCATAACGTTGAATCGTTGGGCCACCGCTGGGATCTAGAAAAGATGCGACAGATGTATGGTCAACACGGTTTTGTACGTCAAAAACGCTCATTTGAATTCCTTTATGTTTAAATGTTAAATAGTGCAGCTTTCGCAGTCTGCGTCGTCTAGTTCACCTTGTGGTAAAGCTTCTTCAGTCATCTTGTCAACGTCAAGCTCGCCTTGGCCATCATAAGTATTAAAGTAATAGAGTTGCTTTCCACCATACTTATAGAACATAAGTAGGTCTTGTAGAAGAACACTCATTGGAATTTTCTCGTCCTCAAAGAATTGTGGGTTGTAACTAGTATTGACTGAGATACCTTGATCAATATACTTTTGCAATACTGCCATAATCTTTAGATAACCTTGAGGAGATTTTTGATCCCATAGTAGATCATACTTATTTTTAAAGTGGAAGTACTGAGGCACAACTTGCTTCAATACACCGTGTTTAGATTGTTTTACAGAAATCAAACTACGAGGCGGTTCAATACCGTTTGTTGCATTTGCCACCTGAGCAGATGTTTCCGAAGGCATAAGAGCCATAAGTGTAGAGTTACGAATACCTGTATTTTTGAGCTGTTTACGTAATCCTTTCCAATCCATGCGTTCTTTATGCTTAACAAGTTCGTCAAGATCTTTCTTATAAGTTTGGTTAGGAGTGATTCCATGTCCATACTTAGTTTCCATAATACCAGGAATAGATCCCATGTCAACAGCTAAATCAGCAGAAGCCTTAATTAAATAGTATGACCATGCCTCAGCGTACTCATCGACCAATTCTAGCCCCTCTGGAGTGATGTCTTGATAGGATAGATCATGCTTGGCCATCCAATAAGCAAAGTTAATAATACCAACACCAATAGGACGGCGTTTTTCAGTAGACAACTGAGCAGCTAGGATTGGATAGTTTTGATATGAAAGCAAAGCATCTAGACCGCGGACAGCAAGTGTACATGCTTTTTCAAAATCTTCTGGAGATTTTACGTTACCCCAGTTAATTGCAGACAATGTACATAGACTAATCTCACCGTCCGGATCATTGATATCATTCAATGGTTTAGTTGGCAAGTCGATCTCAGCACAAAGATTTGATTGGCGAATAGGTGCAACTTCTGGAATAAATGATCCATGATCGTTTGCATTATCAACGTTTTGTAGATAGATACGACCTGTGTTTTTACGTTCTTCCATAAACATAGAAAAGAGTTGAGCAGCAGGAATAGACTTCTTACGAAGGCGAGTGTTGCGCTCAGCAGTTTCATATAGTTCACGAAACTTATCTTGGTCTGCAAAGAAGGCTTCATACAAGCCGGGAACATCTGCAGGAGAGAACAAAGTAATCTCGCCGCCTGTAATCAAACGCTCGTACATTAGCTTGTTAAACTGTACTCCGTAATCCATATGTCGAACACGATTATCTTCAGTACCTTTATTGTTTTTCAATACAAGAAGATCTTCTACTTCATAGTGCCAGATTGGATAGTACAATGTTGCAGCACCACCACGAACGCCACCTTGAGAACAAGACTTGGTTGCGGATTGGAAGTGCTTATAGAAAGGAATTACTCCTGTGTGATAGGCGTCGCCCTTGCGGATAGGTGATCCAATAGCGCGGATTGAACCAGCCCCAATACCGATTCCTGCTTTTTGGGATACGTACTTAACGATGCTACTAGAAGTAGCATTAATGCTGTCAAGAGAGTCATCAGTCTCGATAAGAACACAGGAGCTAAACTGTCGTTGAGGAGTACGTACACCTGCCATAACAGGAGTAGGAAGGCTGATATCGTGAAGAGAGATAGCGTCATAATAGTCCTTAATCCATTTCAAACGGGTTTCTTTTGGGTAGTTATTGAAAAGAGTAGCAGCAATCAAAATGTAACACATTTGTGGTGTTTCAAAAATTTCGCCAGTTACTCTGTTTTGACAAAGGTACTTGCCGCGCAACTGTTCCATAGCAACGTATGTAAGATTCTCATCTCGCTGGTGCTTGATGAATCCGTTAATCTTGTCCCACTCATCATCATCGTAATATGTAATCAATTCAGGATCGTAAAATCCCATCTCAATATTACGCTCGACAAGTTCTTTTACGTGACAAGGCTCGTAATGATCGTACACTTCTTTACGAAGCGCATAGTTTACTAAGCGACCGCCAACATATTGATAGTTTGGTGTTTCTTCAGAAATTAAGTCAGCTGCTGCTTTAATTAAGGTTTCTTGAATTTCCTTTGTCGTCATACCATTAAAAAACTGAATTTGACTTTTGATTTCAACTTCTGACGGGCTTACTCCTGAAATTCCATCACAAGCAAAAAAGACAACCTTGTGTAGTTTTTCGATATTTAATTCTTCTTTTGACCCGTCACGCTTTACGACCTGCAGCATGCTTCATTTTCCTTCTCTCTCAACATGTAGTATTTATTACGTATTTTTTAACTATATGTAGTTATTCTTGAACAAAATTGGTTATTTCTGGATAAATTTTGGATATAGCTTCTGCAATTGCACGAGCCAACTCCATGTGTTCTTTTTGTGTTCCATTACCTGAACGCAATTCAATGAAATGAATCCAAGAACGAATAGTACCATTAACATATAAACGTGATTTAGTTAATCCTTCTGGCAAAACAGCTCTTGCTTGTTCCTTTGCAATACCATTTGCAATAGCCCAATTGTAATGTTCTTTTGCCTTGTCGATTACATCTTGTTGTCTCATTCTCCATTCTGCTGATAGCTTTGGATCATCTACATCAATACTATTTTGACGATTCTTAGTATCCTGTAGACGAGCCTCTCTTAGAACAAAATCATCGCCAAGATCGCGAACGTCAGCATACCGCTGAGAAAACTCTTGAAATGAAAACGAACGGTGTCTGAGGAGCTGTCTTGCGATGTCTCTGGTTGTTTCGACTTCGATGCAGGCGCTTGCCATTTCGAATGGTGACCAGTGTTTGTGTTCGATGAGATATCCAAGTAACTTTGGAGTTGTCTTGGTGTTAGCTTGGTTGGATGGATTCGAGACACGGGCGCAATATGCGATGAGGTCCTGGATGTTTTCCAATCCTTTGAATGCAGGTTCTCCTGCGTAGATACGACCTGCGGGTTGGCTATGGGAAATAAGTCGTGCATGCAAAATTCAATACTCCTATACTTTGCGCCATGCGGCAAACTTCAATTCGGCTTGCAAACCCTGATAAGTATTATCTTCGATAATCTTTTCAATGTCATTAAGACCGTTTAGATACATTTCATTGATGTCCTTGCCAGGTACATCGGTTGGCCATATACAAATCTTATGACCGTTCTTAATCACTTTATCCATACGTTTATGGATTTCTTTATTACGTGGTTCAGCATCAAATACGTATATTGCACGTTCATTTGCAGCATTACCGTTTCCTTCTGCGCCATTCATAGCGATGGCATTAGACAAAAAGAAAGAGTCAATCGCACCTTCAACTATATAGTAAGGCTCGTTAAAATTGACTTTGTCGAGACCAAAGATCTTTGGCCTTTCATCAAACATAATAGTTATATATCTGATCCCGTCAGGATTAAACCCACGAGCAGAAACGCCGAAGACTTTACCTTTCTCATCTAAGAAAGGGATCACCAGACGGGGTTCATCTTTACCGACATGTTCAAACTTATTTGGGATAATTTCATTAATCCAAGTTTTGAATTTTGGTGCATAGTAAAGACGATAATGATGATGAGGTGGAATACCCCTCTTCTTTATATATCTTACGATCGCGTGATTATGAGCGAGTTGGCTCACTTTTTTTAATTTTTTTAGAGGATCTTTCTGAAAGACTGGCTTTTTAGTTTGAAACTGAGTAACGTCATCTTTGATAGTATTGTTTGCTTTATTTACAAACTTCTCAGCAACATAATCATTATAGAGTAGTGGATCGATAGACTTTAGAAAGTACTGGAAGCCCTGTGAAGCGCCACAGTTATGGCAATAATAGGTGAACCTGTTATCCTTTTCTAGAAGCCAACCACGGGCCTTAGAGCGGGACTTTTGAGAGTCACCACAAATTGGACATCTAAAATTAATTTTATAAGGGGAAGTATGCCGTATTCGAAAGTTGTCGAGGCGGCCCGACAACATTTGAGCATATTGAATGTCTACAAAATCTACCATAATATATCCAGTGTTCACGTATAGTATAATTATATACTAGTGCAACACAATGTCAACCAAAAAGTGTAGGCCACTGTATTTTCATCGCAATAAACATTACGACCGCGCCTATACCCATCATGTAATATTTCCAGTTTTCAAGAGTCTTGATTCGACCTTCTTGATCTTTGATTCTTTGATCTAACGCTCCGTTTAGCTTAGCAAGAGCTTCCATAATCTCACGATTACGTTCGGCCCTGTTAAGAGCGTTTTGGTCAGATAATCTTTGATGATCTTCCTTAGAAGAAATGCGATATTGCTCCAAGCGATCTGTCATTACAGCGGCGCGAGCAACATCTTCTTGTTTGTGAATATCTATTCTTTCTTCAAGATCTTCGATCTTGTCGTGGCAATTCTTAAGCATCTCGCCTTGAACTGCAACTCGCTCAGACATCTCTGCCATTTGTTCTAATGCAGAATCAAACTTACCGAAATATCTTTCGATAGTTTTAATGTCTTTTTTAATAAGTGCGACGTCTGTTCTTAATTCGTCCAACTGCATGTCCTCTTGTATACTTTGGAATATTTATTCCGGCTTAGTAACAGCCCCTTCATAGTATACAATTATTTCGCCTTGCTGTTGGATATATCTTCTCATCTCAGCTATGTTTAAAGCTAAGTTCTCATAATCTTTCACACTAAATGCTACAAATGCACGATTGCCGTTAACTTCTTCAAACTCTTTGAGGAAATCCTCTAAGTTATCTTCATTAACTACGTATAATCGTGTATCAGTCAGATTGATTGGCTTCGGTCGAGCTACTGTCGGCACCGTCGTCTTCTGGATTTCCGTCACCACTTGTATCTCCGGTTCCGGTCTCCCGAGGGCGCAACCAGCTAGGAAGAGGGTCAGACCCATCGCCGCCAGTTTCTTGCTCAAGCTCGCGCCAAAGTTTTGCTGTAGCGCCATTCATCTTTCCTTCAAGTTTACCTGGCTCTTTTAAAGCTAGGTTTGTTAAATTATGTCTTTGAAGTTTACCACGAAGATCATCGCCGTATGCTTCTGCTTTCTGCAAATCGGCTTGCAGAGTCTGATTTAATTGTTGCATTTGTGCTTGATCTGCTCTTAACGTAGCAATGCTAGCCTCGGCAGTTTGTACAGCTACTTCCATTTTAGCAACATTTGCGCGTGCAGTTTCTAAATCTGATTGTAACTTTTGGACATACATATATCCAACACCGCCGGTGGCTAGCACCACTACTACGATAGCAATTTTAATCGATGCAAACATCAATGTTTGTAAGGAGACTTAGTCGTCGTCCTCATCCTCATCTTCGTCTTCATCATCTTCGTCGTCGTCTTCATCCTCATCTTCATCTGCTTCTTTCAGAGCAGTTTTGTACTTTTCTTCCAAAGCAGCCATGATGCGAGTTTCCATTTCAGACTCAAACGCTTCTTTAATTTTAAGTGGCTCTCTTTCCATAGCCGCTTTTACAATATCTTCCAAAGCCATAGTAGCTCTCCTTTTTAGTGATTTGTTTATCTATTTATTCATCCAAACATCTTGGCTTGTGTTGCAGGACCTACGATCCCATCTGCTGCAAGACCATTTAGCTTCTGCCATTTCTTTACTGCTGTCAATGTGCCGAAACCAAAGTCTCCATCTGCAGCAATACCAAGAACTTCTTGCATGCGCTTAACGTCATCACCCTGCATGCCTTTGCGCAATGTACGGCTACCTGCTGCCTTAGGTGCAGCCTTTGGTGCCGGTGCTGGTACTTCACCTCCAAGAATAGCCAATGCTTCTTCCCAACGACGATTTCTATCATCTAATCCTATAGTACCACCATTAATCTTTTTTGTCAACCCTACATTGTCACCCTTATCGGCCCATTTTTCAAGTTTATTTGTTTTCCAGAACCAACATGCAGATTCGATAGCACCTTTAGGTGTTGCTACATATTCTGCTGCTTCTTCTGCTGACATTCCGACTGTTTTGCCAAACGCTGTGTAATTGTTGCGGCCAGTAAGCTGCTTGATTCCACGGCCCCTGAAGAGCCACCCATCGCCGTCATGAACATTACCCATTGCTCCTCGCTTACTTCTGAATTCATCTTGGTAAACATAGTTCGCAATCTTCTCTGGATTCCTTGCATAATCTTTAGCATCTCTTTTCCCCGCGCCAAAGTAACGACCAAACACTGAGTTCAATGCCTTTTCGCTATAATTAAGGTTTTCTTCCAACCGAGTAAAGTCAAGTGATTCATGAGCACACTGTGCCATAAAACCAGCAATACGGTTTGGTGTATTAATTTCATAAGCTTCAAATAGTTCAGTTGCAGCTTCGTACCATGATTCAGGATCTTTATTTTTAGGAATCATAGCACTGAATTGTTCTAAAGTAATCATTTACGATCTCCCATTATATCTCTCAGTCTTTTCTTTTTAGATGATTTATTTTGTGATGTCCAGCGCTTTTGCGCTTCCTTAGAAAATGCAGATCCGTCCATACCTGCAATATTACCAGAACTTACATTGTTTGCAGGCTCTTCTTGTAATCTATCCATAATCCATGCCTTAGCATTGGCTTTACCGTATTCAGTTGTTTCCCATTCCCAGCTGCTTCTGCGCTTGTCCCACACCATAACTTTCCACTCGCCTCTATGGCGCTCGTTATGATCTAATGATTTTTCAATTTGATATTTCTTACCATTGACGGTAGCTTGAATCTCGCCGTTAGGGCCTGCACGTTTCCAGCGAGGTGCGGCAGCTTCTTCAAGACTTTCTTTCTTCAAACCTTTTCTAAGTCTTTCAAGATCTTTCTTTAGCTTATCTTTATCAGTGCCGTATGCTTTTTTATTAAGGCCAGTTTTTTGAATATCTTTAAGTGACATTGATAGTTCATCTAAATCTGCTTCTTCTTTCATATTTTGCAATTGAGTGCGAAGCTTAATATTACCTTGCATATCAAGACCTGGATGATGCTGTTTAATCTTTTTAGATAAAGTATTTGCAGTTCTTGTAACAGCTCTCTTAGTAGCAGTTGTGCTATACTCTCCGTGCTTATGCTCAGCGTCTCGAGTTTTCTTATAAGCTTTTACTACATCTGGATGGATCTCTTCATCCATAGCAGCTAGCTTTGCAGCAACCGCCATCTTACGACGTTTTTCTTTTGATTTGCCTTTGAATTGAGGAGCATCTGAGTCATAGAAATCTTTAATCCATGTACCCATATCATCAGACTTTTTAAGCTTTTCTATCAATAAATCCTTGACATCGCTTTCTTCTGTGATATAATTGACATATCGGTCATTAAATAATAGTAATGATTCTTCTAGATCTTCTTCAGTAAGATCTTCTGTAAGCATAGACTCATCAGTAAATGCTTTGTATTCTTTAATTAGAAAGAGTGCTGCAGCGTATGAGGCAAGACGAGATTGTCCGCCTGGAACTTTACCGAGAATCTTCTTAAGATTTGCAATCATAATATCAAAGATCCCCCAAGCTTTACGCTGGCGGCTATTAGTAAAGTCTTTCTTTTTAATTAGGACTTTACCTTTATCGTCAATGATACCTTCCTTATACGCATCCCACTTATCAAACGGTGTGGCGAGACGTCGTATGAATTGGTATACTAAAAATAAGTCAACGACCATAGGTCAGATTCCTTCGAGTTTATCCTTGATTATTTGATCGCTCTTAATATTATCTTTATGAATACGAATATCGTCGTAGATAATTTCACGAGGCATAAAATTTAAATACTCAACGAATGGTTTTAAATATTCATGATACTCGTGAAGCTTCATAAACAACATATTAGTAGCTTCATGTCCAAATACATTATAAATGATTATTAAGTGGTTTAGAATCAACCTTTCTTTTAAATCATTATCTTGTCTATACCTTCCAAATAGTTTGCGCAAATATTGAAATCTTTTCAGATCTTCCTCAAACTCTACAATATCAGAGCAGTGAGGATTATCATAATATTTGGAAGCAAATAACAGAAAGGTTGATTCTGTCAATTTCATTCTATATCAACCAAGTATTAGCTGTCAGCCACGATAGTATCTTCAACCGCTGTATTACCTGTTACACCAGCGTCGCCTGCGTCAGTTGCAGAAACTTTCATTGTTACCAATGGTTCTACAATGTGACGTGTACGGCCGTCAGCTGTTGTGTAAGTATTATACAGGTTCCAACCAGGTGTTTTAATACCTTTTGCACGGTTAGCTGCTACTCCTGCCTCTGTCAAGTCTACAAAGATTGCGTTGTCTTTGTCATGTGACTTGTTAGTGTTGTTCGCATCGTCTTCCAAATACTTTGGTGCGTCCGCTGCGCTGTCAGTTTTACCCCAAGATGCCATTTTTGTTCTCCTTATAAGCTCTTATGGTTTATTTATTATTTTTGTCGTGCTTTTTGCTTAGCAGCTTGTAATCTCTTTTGAGCTGCTCTAATGCGTTCACGATCTTTATTTTTCTTTTCCATAGCAGCAGCTCTTTTTTCAGCTCTATCTGCTCTGCCTGCACTAGATAATCTAAAATTACCTTGCTTATTCACAGCTGCTCTATAAGCACCTTTTGCTGCCATCTTAACAGCGCCACCTACAACTTTACCGATGATTTCATCAAGTTGTTCTTCGTTCATATCAGCCAAATCGTCGGCAGAAATGTTTTCTTCTAAGCAATAAGCCTTAATAGCTTCTGCAATTTCTTCTTCTTTAAGCTTTGGACGCATGTTTACATACAGCTTATTAGATACAGATTTATGATCCATACTTGGACGTTTTTTGCCAGCGTTTTCACGCTCTTTATCTTTTTTGATTTCAGCTGCTGTAGGAGGTCTGTAAGCTTCTGACATTTTAGCAAAGCCGCGCTCGATTTCTTTAGCAGAAAATCTTTGACTTTTCAAAAACTTGGTAATAACATCTCTATCACCAGTTAAAATAACTTCAGTTGCACCACCGTGTCTAACTACTTTAGTTTTTAAGCCTTTTTTCAAAGCAGTGTTAACATATCTTTTTAAAGGTCCTGGTTCAGAAGTAACATCAGCAGAAAAAGAAGCTTCATTTAGTTCAACTTCTTCTTTCATACCTTTGTCAAGCTCAATATGATTTTTGAAACGTCTCATAGGTTTACCCTTTGTAGTTTTATTGATATTTATTAGTTATCGACACTTGCGCCGGCTCTCCACTGGTAACATGACCAATACTTGGCTTTCCACTTAGGGCCAGGATTGTCACAACCGTGTCGAGCTCTAAAGCTTTTACGTCTAGCAGGATCATCTCTTTTGATCTCCATGTTTGGATCGCCGAAGCGAACTACCACAACGTTACCTTTGTCGTTCTTAACGTAAACCTTAAATTTCTTATTAGGGTTCTCAGAAGTACGAATAGGATCATTGAGTTTGACTTTCTTTCCTTCAAACTCTGACTCTGTAATCTCTAGATCTTCATATAGATCGCACTCTTCGCAAATAGCATCGATACGATCTTCTGTATATTTACTAAATCTATCCACCGAACTCGTGCCCCGCTACTCTGCGCATCTGTTTATTAAACTCAGCCTGTGAAGGTTTTTCTTTATAAAGCTTAATTGAGATCTCAGGACGATCTTTACCTTTGATACGCCAATTGTGTCCTTTTGCTTTATGCTCAGGTTTTGTAGTTTTTACGACACGTCTTTTATATCCGGCTTCCCATGATTCGGAGCCTTCATCTAGTGTGCCTTCTTCTAAAAACTGTTTAAAACTAATCATTTCATCAGACCTTTTATTGTTTTTAGTGCCTTCTTACCATCAGGATGGTTTGGATTAATACTTACCTCATCTCCATTTACGAAGTCAGATATATTAGCAGACTTCCCCAAAGCAGCAATTGCTTTATGTAACGGATCTTTGGCGTCGTATTTTCTTTCAAAACCGGGTTTACCTCTCAGCTCGACCCAACTCTTTTCCTTCGTATCCCACATCTTAAGTACATCTTGATCTTTGCCTCGGATCAATTTAAGCTTGATACCTTCAGCAAGATACTGAGTAAATCTTAACAATTTGGTGTATCCTTTTTATATTTGTTCACCAATTTATCAGTACCTTGGTCGCCTGCGCCACCTTCTTCTGATACATCAGCTGGACCACCATCACGACGTGCCTTTGATTCAATCTCAGCATCGTCTTTCTTTTTCATTTCTCTTTTAGAACGCTTTACGATCTTTTCTTTCTTTTCACGATCTTGCAATTCTTTATTAGCATTAGTTGCTAGAGTTTCTTCTTCAGAAACAGTTTCGCTCATTGAAGCTAAAGACTTTTGAGTAGATGTCATTGATTTCTTTGGAAGCTTACGTCCCGTTCTTACTGAGCGTCCCATAGCTTTTGCATGGGCAGCATCCATCTTACGTTGTTGTGCTACGCTATCAACACCAATTTTTGGTGCCTTCTCATCAATTTGTTCTACAGAAGTTGATTCTTCGATTTCTACTTCTTCTTTTTTCAATTTTTTCTTTACCATACCTTGAATACGATCATCTTCTTTATCTAGTGCTTTGCGTGGGTCATAAGTTTTTGGATTACGATTTTTTGATCCACGACCTCTTACAGGCTTGTCTGGTGATGGGTTTGCTCTTGCTGCCTTTATTTTATCATATAGGCTCATTTCGGCTTCATCTAGTTCTACTTCTTCTTTCATGCGATTCATTTTGCTTAAAGCTCTTTCATGGCGAG